CTCCAATGTATTTGTAATATTAATCCCGCTACTATAAGCGGTAAAATTAATGGCGATAGTTATCGCAGAAATACAGGAATATAAACTTGAAAGCTCGCGGATTAATACTGGTAGATTATGATCTGCCCAATGGATTTATGGACGCTGCCGAAGAGCAAAAGCGCCTACAGGACGCAATGGAAGAGCTTGTGAGAGGTAACAACAGGGTTACCTACTTCCAGTGCGACATCAAAGAAAGGCGCGGGGATCAGCGCCCAGACTTGCGGAAGCTCAAAATACGAACCTCTTAAATTATTAACAACTAAAATAAAAAGCCCTCGCCCTACAGCGGGGGCTTTTTGATTCCGCCTCACTGTGTTAAGAAAGCTACCTTAGTAGCTCACACTGTAGGGGTAAAAGCTTGGATTTATCGATTGTACGGAGCCTGTGTAACCATGAATTTTACATGGAGAACGCAAGTAAGCTCAACGAATCTCTTTTTGGAGATGAACTGAAAACGCTCTATCGCATACTGAAAAAAGCGCATGAGAAATACGAAACAAACATAACCACAGCTGAGCTGATAATGTTGTGGAAAGTGCAGCACCCAGTTGCCACCCGGGCTTTTACTGAAGAAGCCGAGAACTTGATCCGCTCAATCAGCTACGCTGATGAGCTCAATCCAGCAATGGTGGCCGATACCATTAAGCTGTTGCATATGCGAGATCTCGGTAAGAAGATTGCAAACAAAGGGCTTGAGATTGCCGAAGGCAATTCCAGCGCATTGTCTGAGGTATTGGATTTAGCCGAGCTTGGCCTAGAGGGCTATTACGAGGACGAGTTTGGTCCTAAAGAATCTTCAAGAGCGTGGGATGTTTTTGCTGAGAAAATTAATGGCGCAGTCATCCCGTTCAATATTCATACCCTCGCAAAGCATTTACCCGGTGTGGGAAGGCAGGAATTTGGTGTCGTTTTTGCTGTTCCCGAAACGGGTAAGACTTCTTTCGTTGTGTCGCTTTCAGTGGGCCCCGGCGGGTTTGTGGATAATGGCCATAAGGTACTGGTCCTTGGAAATGAAGAAGCTATCAAACGTACATGGCAGCGAGCGTATCAAAGTGCTCTAGGCATAAATGAAGCTACCGTGCTTCTGGATGTGCCAGCTGCAGACGCGGCCTTTCACGCCCACACTAAAGGCCTCTTTGAGGCTCGAGGAGCGCAAGATTGGGATCTTACCATGATCGAGCGCTACATCAAAAAAGAGAAACCTGCCGTGGTCTGGGTGGATCAGGCGGACAAGGTTCAGATCGGTGGCACATTCGCTGCTTCACATGAGCGCCTTAAAGAGCTCTATCGCAGATTAAGAGAGACAGCAAAGCGCTACGATTGTGCTTTAATAGGCGTCTCGCAAGCATCAAATTCAGCCACAAATGTAAGCTATCTTGACTACACCCACATGGAAGGCTCCAAGATTGGTAAGGCAGCTGAAGCTGACTTCATCATTGGTATTTCTAAATCGGGCACTCCGCTCGATCCTATGCGGACACTCACTGTTTCAAAGAACAAACTGACCGGGTGGCATGGGCAAGTTGTCTGCAGCCTCGATGCGGATATAGCGAGGTACGAGGCATGATTGTATGTGTGCTAGATTTAGAAACCACTGTATCACAGCTAGGTGAAATCATGGACCCCTCTGCCATGCATGAGGAGAATGCTTGCGTGTTGGCTGCGTGGCTTATGATTGAGGACGGTAAAACCCTCGGGCCTGTTAAAAACAGCGTCTGGTATCACAATGATCAGCCCCATCCAGATAGCCGAGAGCCTTTCCAAAATGATTTACTAAGGGCTGATTTAGTTGTGTGCCACAACACAAAATTTGATGTGACTTGGCTGGTCGAGATGGACTTTGTGCTGCCAGCGAAACTGCATTGCACAATGATAGGAGAGTATATTTTTGCGCGGGGCATACAGCAGAGCAAGAGCCTCAAAGCTACAGCTGAGCGGCGTGATGTCACTAGGAAAAAATCTGAGCTTATCGATGAGATGTTCGCGCAGGGCGTAGGTTTTGAGCGGATGCCCCTAGAAATAGTCTTGGAGTATGCAGCGGCGGATGTGATCAGTTGCGCTGAAATATACCTAGCCCAAATTGCAGACCTCAAAGAAGAGCACAACAGTGGGCTGTGGCCCACCTTTGAGCTGATGAACGAAATGACTTGGTTTCTTATTGAGATCGAACGTAACGGTATTTGTATCGACCTGGACTCGCTCTCGCAAGTGCGTGTTTTATTTGAGAATGAGCGAGAAGAAATCAAAAATGAGCTGGAAAAAGAGACCATTGAGGTGATGGGGGACACAGTCACTAATCTCTCTTCTGGGCAGGATATGACCCGGCTGATCTATGGGTACGAGTTCAAAAGTGACTACAATAAGAAAGCTTTCATCAAGGCGTTTAACATTGGGCTAGGCCCAGATGGCCGTCCCACATATCCTCCCCGGATGTCTGACAGTGAGTGGGTATTCCATGTCAAAAGCAATATGCAGCTGGCTTACAGGACTATCGCAGAGCGCTGTGATCTCTGCTCAGGCTCAGGCAAGCAGCACAGGGTCACTAAGAAGGGAGACCCATACAAGCGCCAGCCAGCGTGTAAGATGTGCGAGGGCTCTGGGGCGGTCTACAGACCGACCACTAAAAAGGCGGGTCTGGGGCTGATCCCCGAGGGTCCAGCTGATGCTACGGCTAATGGGTTCCGGGGCGATAAAATGACTATTCAGCGTTTGTTGGTACAAGCCGAGCGTAAGAATAACACTCGAGCGATTAACTTCCTGACCAAATACTCCCGGCTAAACGCTCTCAATACTTATCTCAATTCGTTTGTGAAAGGCATCGCTAATCACACTCGGCCAAGCGGTCTGCTTCATGCGAACTTTAACCAGACCACCACTGCTACTGGTCGGCTGAGCTCTAGTAGGCCCAACTTTCAAAACCAGCCCAAGGGCGGTAAATTCCCAGTTCGCAAGGCTGTGGTTAGTCGTTTTGAAGGCGGCACTCTTGGGGAGATTGACTACTCCCAGCTAGAATTTCGCGTTGCTGGGATCCTGTCCGGGGATAAGCAGATCCTAGATGATGTAACCAGTGGCAAAGACATTCATTCACAGACTGCAATGATTATTAATAAGTGCGCGGCGGATAAGGTTACTAAATCTATGCGGCAAGCTGCCAAAGCGTACACGTTTGCGCCACTGTACGGTGGCATGGGGGCTGGAGAAGCCCCTCACGTACAGGAATACTTTAAATCATACTTCGACATCTATTCTGGTCTTAAGAAGTGGCACAAGAAGCTCATGGATGGCGTCATAAAGGATGGCTTAGTTCGCATTCCATGCGGACGCGAGTTTAGCTTCCCAAACGCAGTTAGATTCAGAAATGGCCGTGTATCTGGGGCCACCCAGATCGTTAATTTTCCTGTGCAAAGTCATGCCACCGGGACTATCGTCCCCTTGGCCTGTGTGAGGGCTCTGAAGGCGTTTAAAATGCGTAATCTGCGTTCTAAGCTGATTCTGACCGTGCATGATAGCATTGTGATCGATATCTACCCCGGAGAAATTGGGCAGGTCAAAGAATGCGCTGTCTGGGCCATGCGAGATATTGAAAATGAGATTGAAGAACGCTTCGGCTATAAACTGCCTATCCCGCTGGACATAGAGATGGAAGTTGGAAAAAACTGGATGGAAATGTCGGAGGTTAGCTTGAATTAAGGTATGTATTAAGGTAAGATATATACTCTTAATCAAACATAGGAAAATCTATGACTGACCTCATAACACTCGCTACCCCAGAAGAACTTGCCGAAGCTGCAGCCATCTTTGCTGAGCAGGGCCAAGATGAAGCAGCGGTGATTAAATTACCGTTCCTTAAGATCCAATATGACCCAGACCTTATGATGAAAGTGCCTCATGCTCGTATGGGTATGTACTACGTTCACGGGCCCAGCCCAGCATATGCTGAAAATATCAAGATGAGAGTGTTGTTACAGCACACTCAATGGAGACAGCAGTCCACTGAAGACTTCAAAATGATTAATAAATCAATTTTGATGGATAAACGAGGCCAAGACCCCATAGATATGCTCGGCGGCGTCCGTTGTGGACGCCCAGAGGCAAGCATTTGGAAGGGCTTTTCTGATGCGGAGAAGAAGCCTTACAAGGACGTGGTTTGTACCAGAGTGATGCGAGGTATCGTGAGCTATGATGGCGTTGATCAGAATGGCGAGAAAAAGCGCATTGAGAATGAGCCTGTCCAATTTCACATGAAAGGCATGAATTTCATGGGGCTTAGCAAGGTAATAGACAATCTTAAGGGGTCAGGCAGACAGCTAAGAGATGTGTGGCTGGATATGAACACCGATAAAGAGGGTAAAACCTTCATCACTAACTTTGATATCGACTACGATACTCCTGCGCTACTGACATCTGATGTCGTAGCCACACTCAAAGTGTTCAACGATCAGGCTCGGCAAGAGAACGACAGCGTTAAGAAGAAGCATTACGCAGCTCTTGGTACAGTCGATCATGCACCTAGCGATAGCTTCAATGGCTATTCTTCTGCGCTCGAGCACAGCGCGTAGGATTGGCCCTAGAGGAGCTAGAGCTAGAACTTAAAGGTCTAATGCAGTCGCTCTCTAATGGAGCGACTGTAGATGTAGACCCCGAAGTATTTG